ATCTTCTGCTCGAGCGGGTCGGGGAGGAACCCCTGCGGGGGCGGCGGTGGGAACTCCTGCATCGGGGGCGGGGGCGGCGGCATCGGCGGCGGGGTCCCGGGCGGTGTGTTCGCCGCGGCCTGCTGGTAGCTCGCCATCGCCTGCTGGTGCGCCGCCATCGCCTGCTGCACGAGGGCGGTGCCCTGCTGGTAGATCTCGCCCCACCGCTCCGGCGGCGCGTTGCCGTAGATCGGCTTGAGCGGCGCCTCCTGGGCCTCGATTTCGGCCATCTTCTGCGGCCACAGCACGAGGCGCGGGAGCAGCGCCGGCCAGCCGGAGCGGCGCTGGAGCGCGTAGGCTTCGTCGGTCTGCCACCGCTTGCCGAGCACGGCGTACCACGTCATCGGGTCGTCCATCGTCGAGTCGATGGGCGGGACCTCCCGCGACTTCATGAAGTTCGTCCAGACCATCTCCGCGCGCGTGATCTGGAGCGTCTGCTTCTCGTTCACGTCCTTCGGCAGCTTCATCAGGTCGAGGATGCGGTCGTTCGCGTCCGGCGAGTCGAGCCTGTACAGGCCCATCTGGAGGGCCTCCGCGGCGGCCTCCTTGTTGTAGAGCGTCTGGTCGTAGTTCACGCGCGCGGACATCTTCACGCGGATGTCGCCGAGCAGGTCCGTCCCGGTGTAGCTCGACTGCTCGAAGATCCCGCCCTCGCGCTGGACTTCGTAGCTCGCGTCCTCCTTGCGGAACGCCCAGTTGAGCTGGAGGAAGTGCTCGAAGGCCGACTCGTAGAGGCGCAGGAGAGCGCGCTCGCGCGGGGCCCGCCGCTGGGACGCCTCCTCCGATAGGAGCATGAGGCCCGAGGTCGTCTTCACGCTCCCCGGGGCCTGCCCCATCTCGATGTCTGCCGGCGCCCCGAGGGCCTGCATGTCGCGCAGGATGTCCTGCCGCTCCTGGGCGTAGGCCGCCCCGGTCAGCGGGATGCCCGGGAAGAGCCCCTCTCGAGGCGACCAGCCGGCCGCCGCGGCATCGTACTCGATGACATTCAGCGAGCCGACCACGTCGTCTTTCGTGTAGAGCTCAGTCCCCTCCGGCACCCACATGTTCGGCTTCCCTCGCTCACGCAGGTCGACGGACTGCGCGTCGAGCTCGTTGAGCCGGCGCTGGAGAGGGATCATGTCGTCGACGAAGGAGCGTCCCCAGAAGTTGCGGGGGATGCGCTTGAAGCGGGCGAAGTGGTACTTCACGCGCGGGACGAGGCGCACGCCCTTCTCGCCCTCGACCTCGACGCAGAGCTCGCGGCGCAGCACCTTGTCGTTGACCATGACGAGGTGCGCGCCCTTCTCGAGGCCCTCGATCGGCTGCGGCGCCATGATGACCTCGTGGACGCGCGCGTGGTTGTAGTACGTCTCGTAGCCGTAGCCGAAACCGAAGCCGTTGCCCTGCCCCTGGAAGATCTGGTCGGCGTAGAGCGGGTTGTACCGCAGGAGCAGCGACGGATCCTCCGGGTCGATGTCGTCGCGCAGCTCCGGGAAGCGCAGCGCGATCCACTCGAGCGGTCTCACTGAGGTCTGGCTGAAGATCTTCTGCTGGTGCGGCTCGACGCCGATCCCGCCGTTCTCGGGGAAGTACTCGTGGATCGACACCACGTCGATCAGGCTCTCCCCGCGGGGCACGTTGAGGCCCATCTGGCGGCCGAACGGGTCCTGTTCCCGGGCCTCGCGCTCGGACATCTCGAACGGCTTCAGGGCGCTCATGCTCTCGCAGTACGGGCAATGCTTCATCCGCACCTGCCCGATCGACTCGAGCTGCGACGGAGAGTACTCGCCCGTGATCTCCACCGTCTCGAGCGATTCCGAGTGGAACATGGGCTGCATCCCGTCCGGGCCGGGGATGCCGGTCTGGACGAACGAGATGGGCACCTTGGCCGAGGCGAAGTACCTGCCGCACGCCTCGCACTTCACGGCGTCCGGCGAGGCGACGAGTGTCGTCTCCACGTCGTTCTCGTCCCACCACGTCCGGCAGATCGCGACGGAGTCGATCACGAGGTTGAAGATGAGCTCCTCGCGCTTGTCGTCCCAGACCTGCTTCGCGATCTCGTGCATCAGGATGTCCTTCGCGAGGCGCGAAGCGGCCATCCACTCCGGGTTGTTCCTCCCGGCCGCGGTGTCGGGGACGTACTCCTTGCGAGCGAGGCGGCTCACCTCGTTGTCGACCGATGGGGCGATCAGGTTCGTGACGGGGCGGGGGAAGGAGGCGTTGGAGTTGCGGTAGATCTCGCGGTAGTGGTAGGCCCCGTTACCGGGCGCGAGCTCCGACATGGGCTCGATCCATTGCCGGCCGAGGTAGAACCAGAGCTTCTCGCCGGCCCGCTGGGTCTGCCAGCGCCGGCGCGCCGACTCGACCCGCAGGTGGGTCTTGATCCACTCGCGGATCTCGTCGTCGGAGGAGAGGGTGGTCGGGATCTTCTGCCAGTCGGGGACCTTCGGCTTGGCCTGGGGCTTCATCCGGCCGGCTCCTCGACATCGTAGCGGGGCCGCGCCGGCCGTGGGCCGTAGCCCGGGAAGGCCGCCCCGACCACGGGCGCCTCACGCTTCGGCGCCTCCTTGAGCGGCTGGGCCGCGGATGCGATGCGCTTCTCGATCCCAGGCACCGCGATTTCCGTCAGTCTCTGCTGGGCCCGCTCGAGGTGTTTGTGGAACCTGTCGAGCTCGGCCGCGAGGCGAAGGATCTCGGCGTCCTTGGCCTCGCACCCCCGGCACTTGAAGAGCATCCCGGCCTCCGCGGAAAAGGGTATCACACGCCCGGAAATCGGATCACGTTTCCGTGCTTCATGGTCTTCTGCCGGACCTCGACCTTGGCCCGGATGCGTTTGTGGAGCTGCTGGCTCATGTGCTCCCACAGGTCGTCGGGCTCGATGTCCCGCGCCAGACGCTCGGAGCGGCTCTCGGCGGCCCACGCCTTCGGCATCAGGTACTCGATCCCCTGGACGAGCATGTCGACGAGGTCGTCGTGCTGGCCGTGGGGAAAGGTGGCGGCCTCGTCGACCAGCTTCCCGGCCCACGGGCGCCCCCGGGGGAGGTAGACGAGCCCCCGCTCGATGATGGCCGCCACGGAGTTGACGCCCCAATGTAGGCGCGACTCCTTCGAGCGCCCCCGGGTCTTCGCCCGGTAGACGTGCCCGCGCTCGCGCTCGAGGATGTCGCAGATCATCGAGCCGGACGCCGTGTCCTCGATGAGGGCCCACCGGGCCTGCGGCCATTGCTCGTCGACCGCCTTGATCGCCTTCAGGGTGTCCGGGCCGTTCATGCGGCGGTGGACGGCGTCGAGCAGGTAGAAGCGGTTGTGGATGCGCCCGATGACGCCCCCGGCCACGAAGTCCGAGCTGTCGGCGGCCTTGAACGTGGGGTCCCAGGACTGAATGATCTGCTCGAACGTCTCGATCTTCGGGCACTCGGCGTCGTCGTACCAGCGCCACCACGTCCGCTGGATCGCCGAGCCCTCCGGCGGGGACGGCTGCTGCTGGTAGAGGGCCGTGAAGGCCCGGCTACCGATACGCGCCCGCTGCCCCTCGAGGGCCACCTCGTCGAACTTCTCAGGCCACAGCGCGGCCCCCTCGGGCCGGCCGAGCGCGTCGTTCGGGCCCGCGAGGGCCGGCAGGTCGATGTGGCGCCAGAACTTGAACTCCGGCGAGCCCATGATCCGGCCGGCGAGGTCGTCCTCGTGCCAGCGGGTCAGAATCAGCACCAGGACCGGCTCGTTGCCGTGGTGGTCCTTCTCCATTCGGGTGAGGAACGTCGTCGTCCACCACTCCCAGAGGTTGTCGCGGATGACCTTCGAGTTCGCCTCCTCGGCGTTCTTGATGGGGTCGTCGCAGATCAGGATCGGAGCGCCCTTGCCGGTGATCGGCCCCCCGACACCCGCGGTCGTCATCCCGCCGCCGTGGGTCGTCTCCCAGCGGTGGGCGGCCCGGGAGTCCTCGACGATCCGGGCCCCGATGATGGGGTAGTGCTCCTGCACCGAGCGGCGCACCTTACGCCCCCAGGAGGCCGCGAACTCGGCCTCGTAGGAGGCGAGGATCACCTTGTCGGCGGGCTCGAGGGCGAGAGCCCACGTCGGAAACCAATGCGAGCAGAGCTCGGACTTCCCGTGGCGGGGAGGCATCGTGACGAGGAGCGAGCGGGGCCAGCCCGGCTCGCGCATCCGCAGCCGTACGAGCTCCTGGGAAAGCAGGTCGAGATGGGCGGCGTAGGTGTAGGGGCGCGGCAGGGCCTCCGTCGCCGCCATCGCGAGAGCGAGGGGCGACAGGAGGTGGGCGTACTCATGCCGGTCGCTCATCGTCCCCCAGCGGCTTCACGTCGAGGATGGGGCGCGGGAGCTCGAGGACCCGCGGCGCCCGTGTGACCACGGCGTTGAGCGTGCGGGCCTCGTCGGCCTTCTCGCGCAGGAAGCGGCCGAGCTGCTCTCGCATCGCGGCGAAGCGGGCCTCCTCGGCGGCCTTGCCGGAGTCGTCCTTCTGAGGCTCGCCGTAGGCCATGCGCCAGAGATGCACCTCGATCGGGCCTGCGGTGCCGGTCATCAGGCGCTCGCGGAGCGTCTTGCGGTACTCCGGGTCCTCCAGGAGATCCATCGCGAGCTTGCGGCCGCGCTCGGAGCGCGAGCTCGTGAGCTTGCCGTCCTTCGCCCGGACGACACCCTTCGGAGGCTGGCCGACCTGGGCGTAGAAGTCCTTCTTCGGCATCAGCCGGAGATGATGACCTTTCCCTCGGCCCCGACCTCGCCGTTCGACCAGTCCTTGAAGGCCCCGGCCGCGATCGACCAGCGGTCGGCGAGCTTCACGGCGACCGACACCCTCGTCACGTTCTCGACCTCAGTCCCGTCCGAGTTGTAGACGTGGTGGACGACGGCGGCCCAGTTCTTCGCCCCCTCCTTGC